TTTCGCCATCGTTCCCGCTGCATTTGATGCTTATTGGTTGGGTGCAGAAATGGCACCAATTCCAAATCCATTACTAAAACCAGGGGGTTGGCCAACGACACCACCCGCATCTGGTACAATACAAAATATTGGTCCAAACCCAATATCATTATCAATATCCACATCGGCAATTAAAGCTTTAAAAGAAGCATTAAAAAAAATAGTTGAAGAATTAAAAGAAAAAACTGTAAACATTCCTCCTATTGGAGATGTGCCAGTTTACGAAACGGTTGTTAAAATAATAAAAGGAGAAGTAGTAGATGATAGAATAAAAAATCATCCAATAATAAAACAGGCAATTGAAGCATATAAAAAATACGAAGAAGCCAAAAAGAAAAAAGCATCGATAGGTGCGCAGATTAAAAAAGCTATAAAATTTCCATTTCCGGAATTACCAAAAAGAAGTGAAATAATAAAAAAAGCAGAAGATAAATTGATTGAAGAAGCTGTTAAAATAATAGAAGAAAGTATTATAAAACCAATAGAAGAAACAATACTTACTCCTATATATGCCGCAATAGAAACTGCAGTTGCTTTGGCAGATAATATACCCAATCCAAAACCAACAAAAGAACAAATTAAAAAGTATGTAAAAGATACTATTGATGGATTGATTCCAGAAATAGAACTACCCGGTATTGCAATCCCAAAAATTCCAACAAAAGAGGAATTAAAACAAATGATAAAAGATAAGATACCTACAAAAGAGGAATTATTGGCAATGGCTTATGATTTAATAAAAGATAAAATTCCACAAATACCAAATATATGGTTTATTCCACCTACATTTGTATTTTCATATCCAACAAACATATTATTAGACCCATTTGTTAATATTGCAAAGTTTCATTTGATGGGAGTAAGTGGAACTATGTCTGTTATGGCTCAATATCCATCACCGGCACCTCCCGCACCGGCAATATTAAATTGGACAGGATATAGAGTTATTGGATAATTATTAAATCAAATATTTATTACTAAAACATATACAAACAATTATTATGAAATCAGAAATTTTATTAACTTTAATTAAAGAAGTTGTTAAAAACGAAGTTAAGCAACAGGTTAAAGAAGAATTAACTAAGCTTATCAAATCTGGTGCGGTTACATTGAACTCACAAAAGAAACCATCCACTCCATCATTGAGAGAGATGACAGAAGTTGAATCTACACCTGTTAGAAAGCAACAAACTATTCAACAACAAAGACCTCAACAAACAAAGGAATATACAAAAAATCCAATGTTAAATGAAGTTTTAAACATGACACAACCATTTACAGCAGAACAAAGAAAAGAAGGTGCACACGCCGTTAGTAGTGTATTGGATATGTTACAACCACAAAAAAGTGTTGAAGAAGATTGGGAAACAATGGATTACAGAATGATACATGATATTCCACAAAATACACCAAATTTTGAATCAACTGGTGATGGATTACAAGATGCTACAATAAAAGCATTGACAAGAGATTATAGCGAATTAGTTAAAAGATTTAAATAATGGCAATAGAACTTGGTAAAGTTAATGTTACCGATTTAACGGAAAATAATTATAAAATACTTGGTATCGGAATAAATAAACGTTCTGATAAAGGTGGTATATTCTCTGTTAATTATACAACTCTTACTCAAGCTAAAGATAATTTAAAAAATTTAATACTAACAAGAAAAGGAGAAAGAATTTTAAATCCAACTTTTGGGTGTGATATTTGGAAAGTATTATTTGAGCAGTTGGATAATGAATTGATTGAAAATAAAATTGAAACATCAATATTAGATGCAGTTACAGAATGGTTACCATATTTAAACATAGATGAAATCATATTTGATTATGATGATAAAGATATTGATAATAATAAAATAAATTTAGAAGTAAAATTTTCTTTGGTTTCAAATCCAAACCTAGGAGAATCGGTTCAAATAACTGTAAATAATTAATAAAAATGGCACTTAGACCTTTAGATAAAAATTGGGGAAATGATAAAAAGGGAATATCCTATGTGGGTAAGGATTTTGCAACATTAAAACAAAATTTAGTAGAGTTTACTAAAACATACTTCCCAAACACATATTCGGATTTTAATGAATCATCTCCTGGTATGGTTTTTGTAGAACAAGCAGCTGCAGTTGGTGATATGCTTTCATTTTATCAAGACATTCAATTAAAAGAATCAATGTTATCATATGCAACGGAAAGAAAAAATGTGATAGCATTGGCACAATCAATGGGATATAAACCAAAAGTTACAACACCTGCAGTGACCACATTAAATGTTTATCAAGTTGTTCCATTTAGTGGTAGTGGTAACACCAATACTCCTGATGAATCTTATTATCTTAAAATAAAAGAAGGTATGGAAGTAGAATCATCAACTGACTCTACAATTGTATTTAGAACTACCGATATTGTAGATTTCGCAAATACAACGGATAGAGAAATTGATGTTTTAGAAAGAGATAGTGATGGGCAACCTACAAAATATTTAATTACTAAAAAAGTAAAAGCAATATCTGCAACTCAAAAAACAACTTCTATACAATTTGATACTGATATAGATTATCCAAGTAAAACGATTACAGATACGGATATTATATCAATAGTTTCCGTTGAAGAAGAGGATGGAACAAAGTGGTATGAAGTTCCTTATTTGGCGCAAGAAAGTATATTTGTAGAACAACCAAATATTGAAAGTAATACTGGTGATTTAAGTAATTATTCAAAAACCGTTCCATATATTTTAGAAGTTCAAAAAGTTCCACGTAGATTTTCAGTAAAAGTAAATACCGATAACACAATTGATTTACAATTCGGAAGTGGTGATGTTAATTTAGATGATAGTCAGTTATTACCAAATCCTAAAAATGTTGGATTAGGTTTAGCAAACTCTGTTCAAAGATTGAATCAAGGAATAGACCCATCTAATTTCTTAAAAACAAATACGTTTGGAATTGTTCCACAAAATAAAACACTAACAGTAAAATATTTAGTAGGTGGTGGAGTTAAATCAAATGTTAATACAGGTGATTTAACAAGAATAAGAAGAATCGAGTTTATTGAAGATTTATTGGCAGTAGATACTTTGGCATTATACAACGCAACTAAAGCAAGTGTAGAAATTGAAAATATAGAAGCGGCAATAGGTGGTAGAGGTGCCGAATCTATTGAAGAAATCAGACAAAACGCACTAGCAACATTTGGTTCTCAAAATAGAGCAGTAACTAGACAAGATTACATTGTTAGAGCTCTATCTATGCCTGAAAAATATGGTAGTGTTACAAAAGTATATGTTAGTCCTGATGGTGAGATTGACAATAATTCACCAAGTTCCATATTAGCATCACCGCAGAATATTGCAGAATTTGTTAATTTAGTTCAATCATTACAAACAGCAACAACACAGCAAATTCAAACAGAATTGGTTAAATATCTCACTCAAAAAAGAACAAATATTGCAGAAGTAAATAATCCATTTGCAATTAATATGTATGTTTTGGGATATGACCAAAATAAAAAATTATCTTTACTTAATAAAGCAGTTAAAGAAAATTTAAAAACTTATATAGGTGAATATAGAATGTTGACAGATGCGGTAAATATATTAGATGGGTTTATTATTAACATAGGTGTTGATTTTGAAATAAATGTATATTCAAATTATAATAAAAGAGAAGTTCTTGCAAATTGCTTAACAGAATTACAAGATTATTTTAATATAGATAATTGGACATTTAACAAACCAATAAACCTATCGGAATTGGAATTAATAATCGCAAATGTAGATGGTGTAATGAGCGTTCCTTCTGTAAAAATCTCAAATATTTGTAGAAGTGATAATAATGAAAACTATTCACCAAATAAATACAATATAGAACAAGCAACTAAAGGAAAGATTATCTATCCTTCTTTAGACCCTTCTATATTCGAAGTTAAATATCCAAATAAAGACATTAAAGGGAGGGCAATATAATATGCATATATTTTACACATCATCATATGACGCAAGTGTATATCTACAACAACCTGAACAAAATGCAGGTAGAGATGAGATATTAGAGGTTGGTAAACTTTATTATGGAGCAGGTGGTTCTGATAATAAAGATATTGCAAGAACTTTTATTAAGTTCGATGTTTCAAATTTAGAAACAGGAAGTGGATGGAAGGCATATTTAAATTTTAAATCTGCGAATTCTGAAGAAATTCCATTAGAATATACGATTTATGCAAATGCGGTTTCTCAAAATTGGATAATGGGGACCGGAACTAAATTTGATAATATAACATCAGATGGTGTAAGTTGGTATTATAGAGACGGTAGTTCAAAATGGCAAGATTTAACAGGATCATATTCATTGGGAGAAGATACAGGTTCTATATCCAATGGTGGTGG